GAAATGAATGTTGCCATTCGCCGCGCCACCAACATATTGCGCGAATACTTCTGGCACACGGCGCAGGACAGCACTAAGACGTTTGTTGAAAACACGTACACATACGATTATGATGAGCCTGTGCGCAACTTCGAAAAGGTTGCATTCAAGGCTGGCGATGGTGGCGTCTACGAATATAGCGAAGGTTGGTATGAACCTATCGAGGGCAAGCTAGTCTTCAATGGTTCGCACACAAATAACGAAACCATCTACGTGTGGTATAACCGTCGCCCTGATCCTTATCCTGACGACCTCACACTTAATGGCAACATCACAGGTACTCAAACCACACTTGATGTTGATGCCGCCACCCCTGTTTATAAGTGGCCCAAGACCGGCTACTTTAAAATGAATGACGAAATCTTTAAGTACACGGATTGGGACGCAGACCTCAATCGTCTAACAGTTGTCCGCAATCAATTCGATACGGCGGTGGCAGGCCATGCTACAACTTCAACACTTTCATACATCAACTTGATAGACAAGCCTGTGTTCTTCGAGGGCGTCAAAGATTTGGCCATCGCGTATCTCAACCGTATGCGAATCACTGACGTACCAGCAGCCGACACGCAGGGCAACGTCACAGTGATGCGCGAAATCATAGAGAACTATCCACGCTGGATTCGCACGCACAGGATGCGCTCACAGAAGCAACCGTTCTCGCGTGTCAAGGCCAGCGAACCACTCAGGACAAGGAGACGCGGCAGGTAGGTGAGGGCGAATCGCTAAGTACGGTACCTTTAAATATGGTGGTAGCACCTATGGCCCTGACACACTAGTCAAGGCGGGCATCACTCACCACATTTCCATGGATGGTGTCGGCCTCATGTTGGCCAGCATCATGACCAAGAGTGACATTACGTCAGCTGTGCCACGAGTCTCGATAGGCACGGATGAGCGCAAGCACACCGACTTCTCTGAGCGAGACACATGGGGACAGCAGTCCTATCACCACGGCTACGGTGCCAATATTATCGAAGACCCGTACACTTTTCAAGATAGCGAAAATGTAGTTACGTGGATTCAAGACCAGCTTATTTTGGCTCCCATCCACGAGGCTTGCGAAAAGACAACAGGTGGCAGCACCGACCTCAAGGGTTATCCAGTTGACCAGTTGCCATTCGAGGGCAACCTTTTTGTGTTAGTCTATGGCACGGTGCCAGCAGACAACGCCCTCTACTTATACAACAACACCACGGATTCGCTGGATGCAGTGACTGCTGGCCTAGACACAACAACGGGCGAGCCCTCAGACCTACACGCATTTGATGGCAGCCTATTTGTAGCACAGGGTGAAACGGTGGATGCTCAACGCTTTGATGGTTCGTCATGGACTAGCAACGAGGTACCTGCCAAGTTCTACGAATCCTTTGACGGCTACCTGTGGCGAGCTGACAATCTGCACGAACTCTACTATTCAGCTGACCCTACCGAAGACGTGAATGCTACGTGGCAAGGCCCCATTGAAATCGGCGACCGCTCGTATCCAATACGTGGCATGGTGGCTGGCTTCGATGGTGCGCTGTGGGTTGGCAAGGATGATGGCATCTATGTGGTGCGTAAGATAACCGAAGTCAACTACTCGGCTGTGCGCATCATTGACCTCACCGCCTCTATCCACGAAACCAATGGACAGGCCATGATTGAATACGGCGGCAATCTGTACTTTAGTGTTGGTGTCACGCTGGCTCGCTATGATGGCAGCAGCATTCAGTATGTTGGCCCCGACCGTGGCGCACATGACACCAAGCGATTTGACGCCTTCACTGACACACGCTTCAATAATCTATCGCCGACTGCTAACACCGGCACGTATCAGGCAGGCGTCACAGGCGTGATTCGCAAGCTGGCACACGACAACAACTTTCTATATGCAGCCGTCGATAACGAAGGTGATGCCTCCAGTCGAGTTATGTTGTGGACGGGCACAGGCTGGCACACAGTGTTCAAGACCACAGGCAGCACGCGAGTTCGCTTTGTAGACTTTACACGTCCACTAGCAAGCACTGGCACACTATCTTATCCGCAGCTGTGGTGGGACGATTCGTCTGGTAGCGTATACAATCATCAGAAGCAGTCTAAGTTTTCTCACAACCCGCTCGATGAAGCCACCATCAAGTATTCGGACAGTGGCCACATCATTACAGCGTGGTGGGATGCCGGGCTTCTTGACCTAGACAAGTCCATCTTCGACTTTGTATTAAATGCCACTGCACTTGCCATTGGTGGCAACAGCGTAACCATTGAGTTTCAAGTAGACGACTACGACACTTGGTATACGCTCGGCACCATTAGTCGAACACCCGAGTCCACGCTATACTTTCCAGATAATAGCCAGCTTGACCCGTCCATCTTTGTGCGCAAGATTCGCTACCGTATCACGCTTACTCGCGACGATGGCAGCGATACAACTACACCTATTGTCAAGAGCTGGGGCCACCGCTTTGTTGTGCGACCTCAGTCACGTTATGGCTGGAACTTTACAGTCAAGGCCTATGAGAACTTTGACGACCTGCGCCGACGTACACACACAGACCAGTCAAATCAGATACGCCGCTTCCTCTACGGACTAAGAGACAAGCGCACACCTATCCAGTTATTTGATGGCACGGAGCTTCTATCGCTTACCAACGAAGTTACCAATCCTAGCGTTGAACTGGACTCCAATGCTGATGGTCGCGCAGATGGCATCACTGCCGTGGGTTCTGGCGTGACATGCAGCATGACGGCGCAGTACAAGTCGGGCGGTGTGCTTGGACAGAAGGTAGCGTTGTCTGCGAATGGTGGAACCAAGGGCATCCAGATAGGTACCAACTATGCAGTGACCGCAGGTCAGAAAGTCTTCGCCGCCGCCGACATATATCTTGTTGGTGGTGGAGCCTTTGTGCGATTAGAAGTTCTAGACGGCAACGATAATGTGGTTGCAAACGTACAGTACCGCCCATCGACAATCACGGGCGAAACAGTGGTGCGCTTCCAACGCCAGTATGTGTTCTTTGACGCACCCAGCACAGGCAACTACAAGTTCCGCATCGTGCGCACAGACGGCGATGGTACGTCGGCCACCACCTTCTATGTAGACCAGCTCGAATTTATTTGTGATGAGGCTGACTTCTTCACTGAGTTCAATGGTGACTACATTGATGGCGACCAGATTCGCTGCCGATGGAATGGCACACCGCACGCCAGCACATCAACGCGACAGGCTGGCTACTTTGTCTACATTACCACGTTCACCGAAACCCTGCGCTACATTGAGGACAAGAAATTCAAGACCGTCATTGAGTCTGAGTTTGCATTGTCGGCTAGGGAGATGCAGTAGTAATGGGCCGCGCATTGAAAGGCATCAGCAAGATACGTCGCATATCGCGCCTACCACAAAAGGAGCGCACGATTGTCCGGCATACTGATGCTGACATTACACGCGACCGTAAACGCCCACCAGTTGAGATAGGACAAGACCCGCTAGAGGCACGCGCCATACCCAAGGGCGTGTTCCCCGGCGCAACACTGCCTGAGCGCATCGTATACAAGAAGCTAACACAGTTGGTCGGCGAGTCGAACTTCATCTTTCAGCGCAGCGCACTTGGAGGCCGCGCTATACTTGGCGGCTTTGTTATCGACTTCTTAGTCTATATCACCAACCCGCCCATCCTCATCGAAGTGCAGGGTATGCACTGGCACCAGCCCAAGGATGCTTATCGCGACCTTGAACGTGCACTGGTGATGAGTTCAATGGGCTACGAATATCACGAAATATGGGAGGACGACATCTATTCATCAGATGAGCGCCTTGAGCAAATCCTCGGCGATATATTAAACAGGTGGATAGTAAGGGGGCCAAATGAAAGAGCCTAATCTGTCAAACATTATCAAAGAAACGATTGAGCCCAAGTCGTGGCTGCGTGCACCTCGCAAGGAAACGCCAACCATTATTATTATTCATGCCACGCGCGGTTCTAATAAGCCCAGCTTACAATACTTAGCTACTAAAAACTGGGTACGCTCCACTAGCAACAACCCCGAGGGCGATTTCTCGTGGGGCTCAAGCTGTGACTTTATCATAGGCAATGAGCCCGGAGAAATCTGTCAAGTAGGTTCATTGGTGGATAGAGCTAATTGGTCTGCTGGTTTTGGTAATAGTTATGTTACTACATGGGGTGCCGACACCAAGTCCATTAGCATCGAAGTCGCACAGTCCGCTGACTTGGAGGACTATGACCCCGACGCCATTGAAAACTTGCTAGTGTTATGCACCGAACTGGTACTCTTCTACAATATTCAAGTGCGGCGCATCACCTATCTATCGCAGACAGGCGCACCACCCGGCGGTTTTGTGGGCCACGAGGATACAGCTAATGGGCGCAAGACGCGAAAGTCTGACCCCGGTGACAAGTTTCCATGGAGCGACTTCATGCGTGAGTTGAACAGTCGCGTGGAGTCGAGACGTAATCCAGCCAAGGCCGTGGAGGATAAGCCAATGCCGCCCAAGAAAATCAACTACAAGGCTGACAGCCACAATGCACGCAACGATTTCACTGACCTCGTGATGGAAATGTATGGCAAGGACGGCCCATGGTCACGCAGCATTCTTGACAAGTGGTTAAACAAGTGGGGCCATTTGTTCAAGTAACTAACGCTTGTTCTTAACGTCTCTTACAATCCACTCGATATCCAGCTCACCATCCCAATCCTCAATATCATACTTACGTGCAAGTTCGCTTACAGCTCGCGTAACTGCTAACCAGACAGAAAGTCCGGGGCCAACGTCAGGATTGTTATCATCGTCTCTGAGATAAGAGAGAGCTAAGTCCGACACTTCTGAGTTGATATCAACGTCTACATACATGGCGAATACCTTTCACTTAAGTTGACAAATTGCGCCGCCCGTGGTATACTAGTAACAATGACAACTTACACTAAGTGGACACGCGAGCAAGATTTGTTATTGTTGAAGACTGGCACTGATGAGGAATTGCAGGTGCTGTTCCCTGACGTGAAGTTGGAAACGTTGAAGCGCCGTAAGCGTATGGTCAAGTCTCAGCCCACAGTGAGTGAAGGCACGGCCCTAGGATTAAGCGGACTTGAGCGAGTAAACTTTGATACAAGGAACTTCAATGCATATGTAGTAGGAGACTTTCAAGCACCATTTCATAATCAACTAGCCACCCAAGCATTCAAGGTTTTGCTTGAGGATACAGCGGATTCGATAGACGTAGTTATCAATGATGGCGACCACTATGACAATTTCGCTGTATCCTCCTATAGCAAAGACAAGCGGCGCGGCAGTGTTGATAACTGGAAGCAGGAGATTGAAGTTGGCAACTCTATTTTTGCAGGCTGGCGTTCAGTATTTGATAAGGATATACTACTGCTTAAGGGCAACCACGAAGATAGGTGGGACAGGTATCTAAACGACCAAGCGCCAGACAAGGTACGTGAGGCGGCTGGCGATGCACTGGATTTCGATAAGGTGTATGGGCTCGACGACTACAACATCATCACGTTTCCATACATGCAGCCTGTGCTCTTTGGCGATGTAGTCATTACGCACGGGACACGCAGCAACAGCACGTCGCCGGGCAGCACGGCTCTCAAAGAGATACGTCAGCGGTTTGGTACCAACGTTATCGTGGGTCACTGTCACACAGGTGCGATGGTAACTCAGCGATATATCCACGGCACGGCTATAGGCATTGAGAACTTCACGATGGCTGACCTCGATGGCCTCGGCTATTCAATGTTCCCAAATTGGCTGAATGGCTTCACATATCTTCAAGTCAGGAATGGCAAGAGCTACATTCAGCCAGTCGTCATGCACAACAATACGTTTGTCTTTAATGGCAAGTTATACACGCCGCAAGGAGTTAAATAAATGAATTACGCACAGGTGTTTGAGTGGCTAGTGGGCAAAGATTGGCAGGACATTCTGCGACGTGCAGTTAAGACAGGTGTGCAGGGCTTTGTTGCCCTACTCATCCTCGTCCTTCTAGGTCAGGCCACACTAACCGTGGCAGGCGTTGGCGCTATTGTGGCAGGTGCGTTGAGCATCATTCAAAATGCCATGTCACGCGACCCGTCTACCAAGACGCTGCTATAAAACAACTACTATGGAGAAACATTGAGGGGGCTTGCACGGCCCCCTTTTTGTTTACTTGTAGATAGTCAGGCCAAGTCGGTCAAGCACGCGCATATACACAGCGCCCATAGCAAAGATAACAAACCTGTCCATCAGCGGCAAGGTGGCTAGCTCCAAGGTGTGAGCAGCCTTACCATCAGCCATCAACTCCATGACAGCAAGGTCGGCAGCAAGAAACTTGGCGCGGTTCTCGCCCTCAAGCAGCGTGTCACGAGAGGTAATAATTTCCTTGTTACCTTCGAGCAGCTCAGTTAGTGCCATTTTCACAATAGACTTATACTCGTCCTCTTTGATGTTAATGTTGTAGGCACGCCTCAGCACTGCCACCTGATCAAAATAGTCGTCGGCATCAATCTCGTCCATAGCGAGAGCAAGGTCACGCTCAATGTCCTCAATGCGCGTATAGGTATCAGCCATAAATAAACTCCTTAAACTTATCAAGGTGCGCCTGTGTAATAGGAGCCTCTTGCGGATTACGTAACAGATATGATGGATGGTAGAGCGGCATAATAAACACAGGCTCGTCCGCTGACCAGTAGGCCTTGCGAACTGCACCCTGCAACCTGCCCATACTTGTTCCATCCATGCTCATGAACTTAGATGTTGAATACTTACCCAACGTAATAATACCACGCGGTCTAATGAGTTCCAGCTGACTGTCTAGCCAGTGCTCGCAAGCCTCAAGCGCCTGTTGCGGTGGGTCAGGATTGCCCTGTCCCGGCCAACACTTGACCATGTTGGTGACATAACAGTCAGCCCTACTGATACCAGCCGCTGCCAGCATTTGGTTGAGCTTCTGTCCACTGCGACCTAGGAACGGCCTACCTGTGCTGTTCTCCTGTGCACCGGGAGCCTCGCCAATAATCACAATGTCGGCATCCAGCGGCCCCTCACCCGGCACACTAAAGGCGCGATTGTGACACAGGTTGCAGTCTGTGCATAGTGTGATGCGATTCTCAAGTGTTCGCAGCTGTTCCACCTACAGCACCGCCTCCCTCATCGCTCGCCCCTGCCACCTATAAATTCGCTCATAGGCAGCCTGCACCATCTTTGCTTGCCAGTAAGCATCCATCAGCGCGTTGTGCTTACTGCGGCTGTCTACTTTGACCGGCACCTGCTCGTCAGGAAAGGCAACACTAAACACAGTGCGAGTGTCGCGGACAGCACGATAGCGCCACGGCACACGGTCTTGATTATATGTAGCCATGTACGCCTCTTGCAATAGGGGCACATCGAACGTCGTCCCATGCGACCAGAAGCCTTCATATTCCTCAGCATCCACCCACTTCCAGAAATCGCTCAAAGCATCGCGCAATGGTACACGTCCGTCAAGCAACGCAAGTCTCACTGCATCTGGCTGCTGTAGCCAAAAGTCCAGCGAGCCCTGCGTAATCTCTACAAGATCGGCACGCATATTGCTGGTCAGTGAAATGTTGCGATAGAATGCATCAAGGTTTGAGTTGCCGCCCATCTTGAAGCTCTTGCGTGCGTCACTCATTACTGGCTTGAAGATAGGTGGCATGTCGTCCAAGGCAAAACGCACAGCACCAATGGACAGGATGGGCGCACCCACCATGGTACCTAGCGTCTCAAGGTCGAACATGATATGTCTACTCATTATCAATCTCCAATACGTGTCCAGTCATAAAGCGGTGGTTGGTGGCCATTTCTACTTCGCTGACAACCCGCATACCGCACACAGCGCATCGCACCACGTTGTCCTCGACAGCTCGCACGCCATCAATCTCGACAAACTTATCGAACAGCCGAATGGCATCATCAGCTCGCGCTCGCCGCCACTTGCTAGTATCATTAATGGACTCATCCACATAGCTGACAAACTGGTCAGGTGTCATAATAATAGATCGCACTCGCAGCGGCATGTCGTCAATGCAAATGTCACCCGGCTGTGGTACACGAATATCCTTGGCCATGACGCCATCAATATCCAGACCAAAGCGCCGAGCCCATCCGCGTGCATATTCCATGCCGCCAAAACTCCACACCGTCAGTCCGTAGTCAGGTGAGTTACCAAGAAACTTCTCAATAGCGTCAATGAGCGGCTGGTTGCGAACGTATCGCTCTGCTCCCTCATATGGATGCTCAAGCCCGTCCTGCCACAGCACCAGTGTCATGTCACAGTCTACGTACAGCCGTGCCATTAGTCGCTATCCCCTTCAATGCGGGTCTTCGTGATATAGAAACCAAAGCTGCCAAATGTCTTCTCGAACACAAAGTCTTCATCATCTGAGTCAAGTGCAGTTTTAACTTGCGGTGCACAGTCTTCACAGCATTCGCCATCACAATCCAGTTCAAGCTCTGTCCACTCCTGCTCAAGTGCTGCAATGGCCTTCTGCTCAGTGTGAAATGCCCCACAAATCCACTGCCCATTGGTGCCGTTCTCGTCCCAGTCATAGCCCAATAGGATATAGATGTTAGCCATTTTCATTCTCCTCCTTGATGCTTGTATCGCAGCTTGTGCAATAGGTGTACTTGGTTCCATCAGTCATGACTACAGTTCGAAAGTTGTGCTTGTGAACATAAGTTGCTGTTGCTTTCTGCTCCATCCCTGCTAGTCCTCCCAAGCTACGTTACTGTCAAAAACGGTGTATAGAATTTTGTTACACTTGAAGCATCTTATTGTCGTTCTATTTGTCATGTAATCTGCTGTGCCTTCGATGATTTTTACTGGTGACTTATCTTTAATTCTTACATAGTTCTTGTGTTTAGAGTATTCAACTTCAAAGACATGAATCTCCATCATATCAATGACTGGCTGGTGTTCACAAGTATCAATTTTAGGTAGTGTGGCGGTGGTCATTGTTGAGTAATTTTGATATGCGTCGCTGTAGTCTGCCATATGTTATCTCCTAAAAGAAAAGGGAGAAGGGTTGTGTTCCCCTCTCCCTCCTCTCCCCGTTATTGCAAGCAGTGTGTTCTAGAAGGTACCGCTAATTCGTGCTGCCCAATCTTTGAGTGATTCGTTGGGCTGGCGTGGATGGCCGTCCGCTGAACGTAGTAGCCAGAGCGTGTAGTCCTTTTCGACTGCCATGCGTGTGGCCCATCCTACACAGAATGCCAGACCAGCAAGAAAAACTTCAAACATACTATGCTTCTCCTATTTCTGGAAGGGCACATGCGTCGCCTTCACAATACTTATCTAACATATCGTCCTCATGTAATAGTTGGTTGGTGTCAATTTGCAGTCGCCGCACTTGCGCCACTCTTGCGCCATACTCGGCCTCAGTAATGGATTCGTATGGTGCCTGCTCGTAGCCGTGGTCGTCCAGTGGCAAGAATGCTACATCCTTGAGCTTGTCCTCGCTCCACCGCAACCAACGCTCGATGTCGACTGGCGTGTGCTTCTTCTTGTCAAACTTCACAGTGACGCTGACGCTGTTATCTACGCCATGCTTCATGGTATCGGCTACAAGTTGGAGCTGTTCCTCCGGCGTAACCTCTGCCTCTGAACGAGTGCCCACGCCAGCATCAACAGGAAACTCGACAACAACGCTGGAGCTGTCAAACTTGGATGGTTCAATGCGATAGCCAGCGGCAGATAAGCTATCGACAAGGCGGTGATCATTAGCAAGAGTGACTCGCCTAATGTGATAACGAGAAGCAACGTTGAAATGTATACCGGGCGTGACTCCCACGACAAGAGAAACCGTGCCACTTGGCTTAACGCTAGTTCGCCTAATAGACAGAGGAATATCAAACCACTGACTGTAAACAGAATCATAGTCGCCACTCCAATTGTATGCGTTTTCAATCCAGTCGAGGTAGGTGTCATATCCGTGCTTGCCAATAAACTGGGTGATGCCGGTGAACGAGAGACCAATGCGCCTGTTGTTCATCATAACTTCGCGAGACTTCTCATCAACCACAAGGTCGTTGGCTAGTGTCACAGTCTTGCCATACATATAGGCATACTTGACTGCGCGCTTAAGCTCGTCCTTGCTTGCAATGTTAGGCAAGTAAATCTCAACTAGTGTACAAAGCTCGCGATGCTCCAGTGGTTGCTCGCCACACGGATTGAAGCCCACTGCCTTGTCGTTAAGTAGAGGCACGCCATTCATGCGACCGAAGCTGTGTACGTTTTCCATCCACGCATAACCCGGCTCGCCGTTAGCCCACGTCTGCTCGGCTAGATAGTCATACCGCTGACCTTTATATACATACACCGAATTGTTAGAGACCCATCCAAAGGATTCTCGCTCTGGGTTTTGTACGTAATCTTTAAGTTGTAGGAAGTCTCGATCCGTTGGATAACCAAAGGCAATCTCTGCGCTACGTCTAACGTTGCCCGCAATAACGCAGGTACCGATATGGTTACAAACATCGGTGATATCTCGACTTGACAACCATCTATCATGAGTTTCGACGCTTTGGGCTCGTCGGTCAAGTATGGCTCTAACTTCTTCATGGAGTTTTGCAAGCGGCTCTGGCCCACTGGCAACACCACCGAAGCCAGCAATTCGCGAACCTCGGGGTCTAACTTTACTGTAGTCGAAGCTGACGGTTGCCGAGTTTGGGCGGACATACGAGTTGTAGAGCGCCTCGATGGACTTGGCCCATCCTTCGCGGCTGTCTTCAACCACGAACCTGTGATGCTTGGTGCCCACGGGCTGGTGGATAGTGATGCGTTGGGCTGCGCCCTTTGTATCGAAGCCAACTCCAACTCCTTCCATTAATCGTTCCATGAACCAGCGGAAGAAGTCACCCTGTTCTTCTGGCAAATACTCGCTGGATATAAAGCCACAGTTTTGCAGTGCGGTTACAACGCCACGCTCCATGACAAAGGGCGTACCCATCTGCCACAGTCCACGACCGGGCGGTGTCCACTTCATGTTCCACATCATGTCAAATGCTTCTTGTGCGCTTGACTGAGCCTTGGCCTCATCCCACTTGTTACGTGCAATGCGCTGCTCTTGCAACCGATACATGCCATCAATCACGCGCTCACATACGTCAGTCCATGACTCCATGCCATCGACGTGGGGATTATCTTCGCGGCTGTACGTGCGATAGAAGACTGTTTCGCCTAACCCATTCCATCCAAACCTGACAGGGCGCTGCCTGTATCTATCTACGAACTGGCTGTCCAACTTGAACATTTACTGACCATCGCCTCCACCTTCCTCTCGCTAGTTGCTGCAAAAGGGTAAAGAGAAGCCCCACCCGTCACAGGGCAGGGCCGTCTCATAATTCATATTCTCTTATTATACCACTAGCGAATGAGTTTGTCAATTACATCTGCATTTGCGACCATGAATTGCGCATAGTAAACATTTGCAATAACGGATACGGCTGTCTCAGTAATATCCACCATATAATCTTGCTGTATCTTGGGCGTGCTTTCAGTCAAGTGGTCATGCAGGTCGGCCAGCATTACGTGTACGCATTCGTGAATCAAATGCTTAATCCAGCTCTCGCGCTTCTTCACCCAATGCGGATTCGTATCAATGAATACTTCGCGATAATGTGCTGGCCAATGAGTAGTTGCGGCCACATGCTCGCCGCCTAGCTCCTCGGGGTTGTTGACACGCACCACAACTTCCCACTGAGGCGTCAATCCAAACGAATCAATGATGTACTCAGTGAGTGCCTCAAACTTTTCGAAGTCGCGCTTCACTAGTTTGGGGAAATCTGTTCGCTCCCTGCCGTACTCGTATCTGAAACTAGTAATTTAATCCCCTCTTCTAGACGGAGTAAAGGTTCAGCTGTCACTCTATCCACGAACACCGAAATGTCACCACGCTCAACTGCCTCCGCCACCCGCTTAAACTCAAGAATAGCTTCGTCTTCATCCTGATGATATGAGAGGGCGCGGGCATTCTCTAAGCCTTGCGTCCCTCCCCCCATCAATATAGCGTATCGTGCGTTGGTTTCTTTTAGTTCTTGTTTGAATGTTGGTAGTAGTTTCTTGAGATGTTCTGTTGTATTGTTATCTGCGGTCAAGAGGCCTTCAAGCAGCGAGCCGTAGAACTCGAGTGCATCCACAAATAGTACAGTGAGCACTACGCCGCCAACGCCAAAGACGATGAAGTTCCACACAGCAGGTATCATGTAGGTTTCATCGTTGGGTGTGACGATTTCCACAACAGGCACGTCAGCCGCGCCTTCACGCTTCCAGATGTAGGACTGTTCCGGCACTAGATACTTGGTAGGAATTGTGGAAGTCACGCTCGGCCCCCTTGAGAAGCAGGTATGCCTCTTCTACTATTAGCTTAGTTAGCTGGTCGTCCTTCATTGCCACTTGTGATGATGGCGGAAAGTAGCCGCGAGGCCTGCTCTGGATTGAGGTAGGTGACTGCGCGTCCTCGATAAAATAGGTGCGGGGTATTGTCAATAACACGGACGGTAACTGCAATTTCAGCAGGAAGCGATACAGCGGCTCGTGTTGTGTTACTATCCACCGCTGTCCCTGTTCGTCCTGCACGATTAACTGTGTCACAATTCTGTCCTGTCGTATAAATAATCGCATCGAGGCCATTGACAATGATGAATGGTCGACCGTAGTCCCTCACTCGCATGATGAGTTCATTGGCGTAATCGCCCTCCATCAGCGGCTCAGGATATACGGCATAAGTTGTGACTGTGTTGGCGAACGTAATCCATTCCTCGCAACCAAGGGTGATGGGGTCAGCTAGAAAGGCGCGATATTCTGCCATTAGTTTTCCTTTCGTTCAAAGGGATGATGCACCATGTCTCTAGTGCACACATGGCCGACTGGTTTTGTGCAATGCTTTGTCTGCGGAAAGACGCACCACTTGCAGGCTAGTTCAGATACCATTGAATTGTCTCTGCTGTTTTGGGGCCGAGGCCTTTAACTTCCATGAGTTGTTCAAGGCTGGCGTTGGCGATGGCATTCACTGAACCAAAATGCTCAATGAGTTGCTTGGCCATCATGACTCCGACGCCGCGCACGCCCATCAGCATGACCCACTTAGCATCCTCCTTGCTTGGTAGTGAGAAGGAGCGAGGTGACAGGCTCAGTGATACGTGCTCAAGCTTGCTCTCATAATTGTACAAGGCGAGTAGATAATAGGGCAGGTACCACTCAGCTGCATTGAACTCGACACGAATGCCGTGCCCCTGAATAGTTCGCAGCTTGCTTGCCATGGCGTCTGGCGAATGCTTCAATGTGATTTTGCCAGTCTTTGTACGTCCACCAGCCAGCGGATACCATGGCCCATCGAGCAACAAGAGAACGACATCGGCACCAGTTTCAGTCAAGCAGCCATTCAACTGACGTGACAGCTTGGTGGCTGGCTCCTTGATGGTGGCGTTCGTGCTATTGATGAAGTCGCCCGGCGTCTTGCGTTCAATGACGACGACGCGCTTGGTGCCATCCTCCATCTTAATGTCCATGCGGAAATCCCCATAGTCCATCTTCTTGACTTGCACGGGAATGCCAGCCTTTTCAAAGACAGTGATGATGGGATTACGAACGGCCTCGTCCTCGCGATTGTCGATGGTTAGCATTTGGTACCTCGTTTATTCTAGCGGGACGACTCGTTCGCCAGCAGCCAGCGCCGCATCGACCTTGGCCTTGTACACTGGCCAGAATGGGAACTGGAACTCTAGCCACAGACCCTTCTTGCCATCATCCAAGTACGGTCGCCCCTTGTCCTTGAACGTAGTCACAAGATTCTTGCGTGGTGACAGCTGCGCCTTCAATGCAAACACAGTATCAAAGCGGCTCATGTTGCGCTTCTCGCCACCCGGCCTAAAGCCAATCTGCTTCCATAGCAGCAGCTCCTGTTGAACGCCCTTGTCGCTTTCACGCTGAATGTTGAAGTCGGCGTTTGGCTGTGCATAGGCAGTAGCGGCGACGTTGTAGGGCGCACGGCCACATGCAATGTCGAGCCAGTTCTTGTTGTGCTCACCCTTAATCCAGCCCCATTCGTTCGGGCCATGCTTCTTCTCATCATAGGTGGACTGGATAATGTCCCATGCCTTGTCCAAGCCATCAATAAGTAGCCAGTCACCCACGCCTAGTGTCTTCTCAACCTTATCAAAGGCATCAATGACATCGTTCCATTCGCTGACTGAGAACACTTCAATGTCCAAGTCAGGAAAATATACATCCCTGACCTTGCGCCACTTGTTCTCGAAGTCAATCATAATTACCTTGCTGTTGGGATGATACTCGGCAATCTCTAGCAGGGCTGTAGTCTTGCCCACACTGTCTCCACCAACATAGCACAGAGTTTCCTTGTAACTCATTATATCCTTTCTCTAACAAACTTCATCAGCTTCGGCACAAAGCCAGTGAAATCAACAGACCTGCGCGAATAGTAGCTCACGCTCTGAAAGTCAGTCATGGTCTTGCCACCAAACTGCTGCACTTCATTGGTGATTTGGTTGGCCTGCTGCCCTGCCTCAGAACCAATGGCGAGGTAGGCAAACTTCCAACCAGTTGACACCTTGTCTCTGATGAGTTCGCGAATCTCCTGCCAGTTTTGATGCAGCAGCGAGCCGCCCTCACCACCATCCGTAATGAGTACGAGGATGGCATGTGCACCCATACCAGCCGGGTCGTTTGCAGTGTTTAGTACGCGGAACAGCCCATCATAAAGCGGCGTGCCTCCCATAGCCTTCGCCTTATAAGTTGTCAGCTTGGCCGGACTCTTGACATCAGAGATTTGAATCTGCTTTTGTGCATTCGATTCATAGTCCACGCCGATTTCGCACAACCGTACATGATACTGGCGCGTGTTGTCTGCGTTCATTTCAGTAAACATCTTCCGCATCGTGGCAGTCACTGGCCCAACGAAATCAGCCATGCTACCAGAGCAGTCAAGAACTACGGTGACAAACACATCTTCCACATTAAGCTCCAATCTCTGGTCGTATGCCGCACGGGGTGTTGCACCAATCACAATGCCAGCCCGGTGCAGGTGGCATAATGTCGGCTTCTATCTGCTGCACAACCGCCGGTAGGTAGGTCTTCATGAGCCAGTCTATGTGTCGGGTGTCGCGCTTGGTTGTATTCCACTGAATGCGTGGCGGGTCGCGTCGCAAGAATATGAACTGTACGAAATGTACGCTGCAACGAGTGAAGCCGCTGATGGCAGCATAGATGGTGGCTTGAATATCCAAGTCCTCTGTGTCACTGCGCCTTGCACGTTCGACAGTCTTCCAATCGATGATGCCGTTGGGGTCATTAATCAAGTCTATTTCGCCATGCAGATTTGTGTACTGCTTGCCGGGTACTTCGAGTTTAATTGAGCGATAGGCTTCTGCTTCCACTGGATTCAGATGCGGTATTACTTCGTCATAAATCATAGGTATGAAAAGTTGCGAGTCCGATATGCTCTTGGCAAGGAAGTTGTCATAGCCCCACTGTGGCGCTTCAAGTATATTGAGGCTGGCATCCTCTTTTGTAGGGAAGCCGTTTGTCCACAGGTCATTCATCAAATCGCCAGCGTTAGCTTGGCTCATCCACTTGCCTCGAAGGATGCGATCATTGTTCAGCTCTTGCATGAACCTATGAAAGATGGTGCCTCGTGCATTCTTGCGGTCATAGATGGCTTCGCGCTTATAGTCGGTGGCCTTCATGCGCTTGAATTGCAGGGCACATTTATTAAACTTGTCCAAGGATGAGTACGAAAGTGCTTTATTCATTGCATCCATTGTATCACATCCTTGGACAAGCTGTCAAATCGATGGTACGCTATGACGTTGTAGGCATTTGATTAAGCACCGCCCAGCCTTGGGTGCTCATAGCGTAGCCAAAGCCACCAACCCACACCAATCGGCCTCTATGATATTAAGGCCTCCATAAGTCAGGTGTAGGCGGCATGACTAGTTAGACGCGGCGCTTGGAGCCACGCTGCTCGTCCTCGATGATTTCCTTGCCACGATCAAGGTCGTAGTTCAGACGGTCGCCAAGGTGAGCCACCACATCGGTGTTGTAGTAGGTGCGGCCATTGTTCTTGCCCACCGTGGTGTAGTGAGCGACAAGAATAACCTCGCCCTGAATGTCCTCAGAGGTTGGGGCGGGCGCATCCACATTACCGAACTGCTTTGCAAAGCGGCCAAGCGACGTGCGAATGCCCAGCGCCGGAGCCTGCTCATTGCGCACAGCGTCAGCCTGATCACGAGTCAGGTCAATGACAATCTCGCGCTCCTCGCCAGCACCCAGCTCAGGATACAGCTGCGTCACAGGCAGGCGGAAGTCCACAATCTCGAACGTGCCGTCGCCACCATTGGCCCTGTCCTCTGCAATCTTGTCAGGGTCGCGGTAGGCACGCTTGGTAGCCACAAACTGACCCTTGCCAGTCACTTCATACACGCGGTAGTTGCGGTCGTTCACGTTCTTGCTGTCAAGAATGTTCTCGCCAACTTCAATGACGCGAGTCTCAGTTTCGTTAACCATTTAAGTTAGTTTCCTTTCAGCTCAAGATACTTTACTGCATCTCGAAACCATTGCGGGATTTCGTCCCAATGTTTATTAGCTAGTTTCTCGAACATGCTATCCAGAATATAGACTGAACAAAAGTCTGACTCGTTACGCATCCCCCTTCCAGCTCCCTGTATAATATCTTGGATAGCCTTCCAGCCATACCAATCGGGGTCTTGCTTTATCCTTTCGCGAATAACTTCATCGCCCAGCGATAGATATGGAACCTTGGGTATAATGACATAGCGGCACTCATCATGCGGGAAGTCCTCGCCTTCAATGATAGACGGTGATAGCAACACTACAGGTGTCTTGCTTTCCTTGAATGCCTTGATTACTTCGTCCTTGTTCTTGCTGTCATGAATGAGGATTTGCTTTCTATATTGGCTGCTGTCCTGAATGCGCTTGGCTCGCTCATAGCTGACCGTGTGTATGATGCCCTTGTGTCCGTACTGCATGTGCCCACCAATGATGGTATCAATCTCGTCCATCATGTCGGGCCACAGCCTATCTTCGGACTTGGTACTCATTGCACCTACTGGCCTGTAGTACACGGGCCGACGCTCGGCTGCATAGTTGCTGCCCGTCTCAACAAACTCATATTCAGACTGGTCAATGCCGAGCCTGTCTATGTCCTCTTTGCTAATTGTGGCGCTCATCAGCACGATTTTGGGTATGCTGCCAAACAGGTAATCGGTGTGTCTGTCAACAAATACTGGTCGAACTTGGTACAGGTTGTTGATTTGCGACGTCACCCATGGCTTACCTTCCTCAGTATCAAGACCAGCCTGATAAAACAAGGATAGGGTTCGCACGAGTTGCTGCTGCCGTGCATACTTGCTCATGGCTCGCTTATATTCGCGCCCGCCACCCCTGATTGTGTCGCCAGCAGGCCCACCAGTCACACCAAAAATCTTGGCACGAGAAATGCGCAAGGCTTGCTCGGCGTCTGGCAGGTAGTTGCTGGCCCAATCGCTCAATCCCTCAACTGATGTGTCCTGTGGTCGCCGCCACCCCTCCAGTGAAATGTCTCGCACCTTTATCTCGGCGCTAATGTATTTCTCCAGTTCAAGGTGGGCAAGATGCGCCTCGTCGCACACAAGCAAGTCAGGCTTTTGAAAGGTGGTATTGAATTCCAACTGATGCATGTACAGCTGATAGTTGAACACTGCATACTGTGACGTGAAGGCGCTGTCCCTGTCAAGAAAGTAGTCGCACTCGAACTTGCGTGTGCATTGAAACCCTACTTGGCATGGTGCCCTGTCAACCGTCACGTCAGTAATCAGACACTCGTAGTGGCTACGACCCTTGAGTACAGGCGCAAACTTATATGAGTTCTTCATTTGGTCTTGAAGACGGATGGTGCTTACCAGTGTATGTACCTTCTTATTGAGGATGCGCTGCGCTGCAATGGACACGAGCGACTTGCCTGTGCCCGTAGGTGCCGAGATAACTAGGAAACGCTTAGGCCCATCGTACCAGTCCACAACCGCTTGCACAAGTTGCTGCTGGTTTGGATACCATGCATCGTTCTCTAGTCCATAATCCTTGGGAGAGTCTGATACTTGGATTCATATCACCTAGTTCCCAATAGCTTCGTCTACGTCATACTGGTCAAAGTCCACTTCGCTGTATCCTCTGACCGGCTCAACCACCACTTCAATATCGTCAAGCATAGTGTCGCCAAAGGACATGACATCACCATCTTGAATCAAGTATTCGCCCATGTCACGCGCCTGTTGCTCATCAGCACACTCAATGATTTGTGTGATGGTGGTGGTTTCAATCACAGACATTGTAACCTGAAATCGTGGTATTAGTCCTCAGCCTCCAATTCCTTGTTAGCCTTTTCCTTAAGCTTGCGAGCCTCGACGACCGCCTTGTTGAACACTTCAACGAACTTCTCAGCCTCGTCAATAGCGACACTGATATTGTCGTCGCCGTTGCTAATGTGTACGCCAGCCTTGAAGAGCTGCTTCTTGGCATCCCACGAAGCATATCCATCCGGAATAATTAAAATATCACTAGGCCATGTCTTGCTAAACTTAATCATTATTAATCCTTTCGTCGCCGTTGCCGCTGTCCCCACGAGAGGAGAGGCAGTCACCCCTCCCCTTCGGGGAGACAGGCTTCCAATGGCCAATACTTAGTGAATGTCGCCCCAAGTCTTGCCAACGTCCCATGTGGAAACGATAGGTACTTTGAGCTTCACGGTCTGTTCGAATATTCGCTGCACTTCGGGGCCAAGCTGTTGGAGTTCGTCCTCGCTACCCTCAAGCAGCAACTCATCATGAATCTGCTGCACTAGAATGACGGGGGGTCGGTTGCCATACGTACTCGTAGGGTAACGTGCATCCAATAGTGCTTGAGTTCTAATCGTAGCGAGCGCCGTAATGTCCCCTGATCCCGTACCTTGGAATAGTGAATCAAACGCCGAACGTTCTGCGCTTTCCCGCTCCTGCGAATTTCGAGAGAACAGGCCATATATATACGATCGGTGCCCAAGGTAAGATTCAACATAGCCGTCCCGCCTCACACGTTCAATTACTTCCTTGCGTAGTTCTTCAATTTCTGGCAGGTTGTTGCGAATCTTGGCAAGGATGCTGGCTGCCTCATCGATACGGATGTTCAGCGTGCGTGCAATACGTGGAGCACTTGCGCCATAGAGGATAGCATAGAATGCCGTCTTAGCAATGTCGCGCTCTTGCTTGGTGATTTGGTCTTCGGGCTTGTTAAAGATAATCGAGGCAGTGGTCTTATGAATGTCGCGCGTGGGGTCAGTGAATGCTTCAATCAGTGCTTGGTTGCCTGTGTAGTGGGCCAGCACTCGATATTCAAGCTGGCTAGCATCGCAGCTGAGTAAGTAATCCTCGTACTGTGCAGTAAACAGCTTGCGAATCTGCGAGCCTGTCTCACTACGCACAGGAATATTCATAAGGTTAGGGTTGGTTGAACTGAGTCGGCCTGTAATAACCTTGAATGGATTTAGTGAGCTGTGGATGCGTCCGTCCTGCTTAATGAATGTCGGATACTTGTCGAGATAGGTGGTAATAAGTTTGGTGAGTTCGCGGTATGTAATGATTTCATCAATGATGGGGTGCGCGTCGCTGATGCGTTCAAGATGTTCGCTGCCCGTTGATGATAGACCGCTCTTAGTAAGGGGTGTTGGAGGTAAGCCAAGCTCATCGAACAACACCTTGCGCAATTGTACAGGAGAGTTAACATTAAACTGGTAGCCTGCATACGCAATGATATGTGATGCCGATGTTTCTTGCTCGAAGCGCAGGGTGTCTAGCAGCGGTTCGAGTTTCGACAGGTCAAGGTACATGCCATTATATGACATGCGAATACAGGTGTATAATAGTGGCTTAAGAATGTCTTCATATCTGTCAAGTTGCTGCTGTGTAAGCTGCTTCCCAAGCGCGTCAATCAGCCGATAAGACTTGACTGCATCGTCGGCAGCATATGGTGCAGCTCTATCAATAGGTACGAGGTCGAATGTTTGTCCCTGTGACACGGCTGCATATTCTTCCATGACATCACCCAGCACATTACGTGACAGCGCCTTCAAGCCAAGCTGTGACGGGTCAGGTACGTGCATTCCCAACATGTATGCATAGCCCTGCACATCATAGAGGCCACGCGGGAAACTTAGTCCTCGGTCAGCGCCCATCAATACATCGAAGCCGAGGTTCGCGCCACGCAACTTACGTTCATGAAGCAGCGGGTGAATCACGTCCTCGACAAATCGTGGATTGATGTTCACATATTGGTTGCCCTGCACCGTGTGACGCATCGGAAGATAGAAGCCGCGCTTCCCGTCGAACGAAAAGCTCTCGCCTACAATCTGGTCACTCATCCAGTCCAAGCCCGTGGTCTCAGTGTCCCAGCCCAAGTCACTCACTTGTTCTAGCTGGCGGGCAAAGGCTGGCCCATCCTGCACCACTTCATAATTTTGGAAACCACTGCGCCCCACTTTGATGTGTACGTTTTCGGCGATGGTGATATAGCTATCCATGCCCTGAATGTCACCAGCGATGAACTTCTCGATAAGTTCCCAGCGTGCCTTGCGTCCACGTCCAATGGCCGCCGTAATCTTTTTGTTGGCTGCTATGTCTTCACTATACGTGGTGTTTGAAATAATGTCATGGTCGCGTGGCTCATGACCCAGCCGCTTCTTGAGCTTGCCGTGTGTAATCTCGACGGGTTCGAGCCAGTCAAGCGATGGCTCATAGCAGGTGATTTTGTATGCAGTCAGGCCTAGGATGGTGGGATTGGCTGACAGAATAATAGTATCTTGCTCAATACCAAACTGTTCAATTACTTCCTTGAAACTGAGTGTGGTCTGGTGCACATTATTAAACGGCAACGTGCGCTTGCTGTTGCCTACTACAACTGTGTGGTCAGGAAAGTGCAGCATCTTTACCTTGTAGACAAGTCGCAGTATCAGCGCATCAACAAGCTGCCGTGATACCACCTTACTGAACTTGTCTACAAGGCTGTCCGCATCAACTAACAGATAAGTCATTGCCCTCCTCAATAATCACCTGAGCACCGCCGCCGTTCACGATGAGATTGAACATATTCAACAGGAACACGGTGGTCATGCAAGCAATCTCGCCAACCAACACGTCTCGCATCCGAACAATCTCAATGTCCTCTGACTCATCGGCGGGCAGCGGGTTCTCTACCAAGTCCCAGCCAATGTAACAGTGTACGACCTCAGTAGTCCAGCCCGGCGACTTGTAGAACTTGCCCACAAATAGCAGGCTGCCGGGTTCGAGGCCAGTCTCCTCGCGTGCTTCACGTACAGCTGCCTCTTGTGGAGTTTCGCCATCCTCAATGAGTCCGGCTGGTGCCTCAACTAGATAGTCCTCAGCGCCAGCACGATACTGTTTCACGAACACGAACTCTTCTTCATCCATGAGCAGGATGGCAACAACTTCCTTGGGTGCGACAACAACCTCGTGCGTGACTCCGTTGGGCATAACCACTTCGCGTATAGTATATCGGCTCATTGCTTGCCCTTCTTAACTGGCGTCAGTCCCTGTCGCTTCATTTCTTGCAGCTCCTTGCGTTCCTTCTTGGATGGCTTACTACCCATCATGCATCCTATCTAGTAGCTAAATGGTTGCTGCTCTCCTGCGCGAATGGCCGTGCTCGACAAACCAATGGGCTGGTAGTTAATCAACTTATGGAACTGTCGTCTGTGATTGTACCATGGCACGGCTGAACTTTCAATAACACTGTCCAAAGTTTTGCCGTTACGTTCAGCCACAATGACAGAGCAACCAAGCGTAGTCATGTCCTCAAGCTGGCGTTGTAGCAGGTACTCGTCTGCCTGTGCATTATATACAATTGGCTGCCCAAAGAAATCAAACGACTTGCGTAGATACTTGGGGTCAAGGAAGCGCTCAAAGGTGTCGGCTCCCATGATAACGGTAGTGTGTGGAAACAGGCTCATCTTCTCTCTGAACAGACTCGCCTTAGTAATGAACACATACACATCATCGTTAATCAGCGGTGTTTGGTTGAGACGGTCGAGCACTTCATCAGCAGTGAGGTTGCCCTTGTCTGCATTGACCACGCTAATTTCGTAGGCCACCTTGCCACCAAGCTGCATCTCTGCCGCCTTGTGTACATTGATGTGGTCTTGATGAACAGGATTAAACGAGCCGGGATAGATGCCCTTAAACATCTGACGCCATCGTGTACCCATGTGGTCAGCTGGATAAAGTAGACCGCCGTGTGCTACAAGAAAGCTGTGTTGCTGGCCGTCTAAGAAGTCTTCGAGAAGTCCCACGTAGTAGCCTCCTTAATGACAGCGCTTTCTTGGAGCATGGAAACCTCGCTGTCGGACACGTTGCCCCAATAGCCCAAGTGTCCAGCCATCCAGAACACAGCACTACAGAGTGCATAGTTCTGTTCAGTACGCAGCTCGCTCTTACTAAAATCACTGAGGTTGTTCTCAAACACGATGTGGACACCGACCGACCCTGTGTTAGAAATCATCGCCAAGTATGCTTGGTCAGCAGCGCGCTTGTCGTAGTTGGTGGCAAGTGACGCAGTAACACCAGTGTACAAAGCACCCTTCTTAGAGCCATTGAACATATAGGAAGCCAGCTCTGCATACTTTACAGCCACTTCCTGTGAAACAAACTTGGCATCTGCATCAAGAATAATGTGGTCATGAATGACATCAGTATCATTGAGAGTCAGCCACCCACCAATGAGCTTGGAGCTACCGGGCACACGAAGATAGTTAGTCAGGCCCGCTGCACCAGCACTGATGCCCATGAAGTATGCGCCACTCTTAATCAGTGACGCAACAGTCTGCTCTTCAATGATGTCGAAGTAATTTTCCATCACATCACGAATGTCAAACGTATTCATTAGGAGTTAATCCTTTCGCGAATATCCGAGAAGTCATTGTTGTGGCTGATGCTGCCGTTAAAGACAGTCACGAATTTGCTGGTGTCCAGTTCGTCGATGCCCTTGCTCGTCTTCCATTCACCACCATGCTTGGGTTGCTTCTTGATAGGACGGTAGGTGTCGGGCGACTGTCCATCACGCACGCCACACGCCTTGAATGCAAACTTGAAGGTGTCACGGTCATGCTTCTGCAACAGTGCGCCGCCGATGCCGAACACGATGTTGTCAATCGACCACTGGTAGCGCGTCATGACATCCAAGATATCTTCGACAGCGTGCAGGTTGACGCCATCGCCCTGCAAGATTCGCACACCATTAAGGACGTGGTAGCCCTTGTCGTTGACAGTGTAGCCGTACGAACTGCTCAATGAGTCAAGCGTCAGCAGCACATTACGAATGGCATCGCCGCTATCCAGCCGAACCACAGGCGTCGCACCATACGACTCAGCCGTATTGCGAATCTGAGGCATGATATTATCAACCACATTATGTACGTCATAAGTGTCACTGACAATGCTGACAATGCCGCCTCGCTTACCAAACCTACTCATCATCTGAGTGTAGGCAGCAAGCTCGCGGTCTGGCCCCCATGCCGTCATAACTGAGTGCTCGGTCGCAGGCACAGAGAAGCCAGCCATTGGCTCATTGTAGTAGGAACGCGCCCCGTCTATCGCCACCACCGTGTCAGTGCCACGCCAACCCACGGCGAGGTGAGCCATGCCACCAAGCATTGCAGATTCACGGCTTGAAGCACCGCGCCCGCCAAAGTCATGTACTCGGAAATCAAAGGTCTCGGCCTCCGTCCCACTTATGTCGTAATACTTGCGCAACGTTTGCCGCAATGCCCATGAATAACTGGCCACGGTAATGGGCTGCCACACATGCGTCAGCTCTGTCTCCAAATAAGACACCACTCCATGCGCACCGGGCATCGTGTTCTCGACTGTGAACAGCGGCATACCGGGCTTGACAATCGTTCCCTCGGGCAGCGCACGAATTCGCACAGGCAGCCGCCCGTAGTTTTCCTGCACGACACGCAGCCACATCTTGTCGTCGAACGGGACGCCGTGCTCCTCAGCAAACGCAGCTGTCTCCCACACATCTTCAAGCGAAATGCGGGCAGACAGATATTCCTTCAAGAAATACTGCAAGCCGAAGAATACAATGTCGTCAAACGTCCGGCTGCCATTGCTGAACATGCCGCCGCGCGACTCAAAGTAACTGATGATGTGCGTGGTGTCATCAGGATACATGAGGCTGTGCCCCATCTTGTAGCTGTCCGTGCCCAACAGAATATCAAGTCCAGTCTTCATATTGTTTCTCCAGTATAATAGAGAGGAGGAGTTACCCTCCCCTCTATAATTACTATTAGTTCAGTGCCAAGGCCAGCGACTCGAAGGTGTGCTTGTTGTCCCACACGTCGACGATAATCATGCGAGCCTTGTCATCCACGGCCTGACCTTCAACTTATCGTTCTCGTCCTCATACTTCTTGAGGTTCTTGCTCTTCGATTCACGAGATACCAGCATTAGGTTCTCACCCTTGCCAAGTCCGTTAGTCAGATAATAACTGTTGAAGTCATAGGTCTGCTTAAGCTCACGCAGGGTGGCAATTGCATCCTTGAACTTCTTCTCGTCCGTGGCAGCAGGCTTTTCAATCTCGGGCTTGGGCCTGTTACGAATCTCGGCCAGCTTGTTGTTCTGCCAGTCCTCAACCATGGACTCAGCCCGCTTCTTCTCAGTGATGTTCATTAATACAGCTCCTTACTTAGCGGTGCTCGACCGGCCCGTGTCCAGTGACAGCAGGAATGGGCGCAGCAGGTCGCTCGATAACAGGCGGCTCCACCGTAACAGTGGGCTCGCTGCACTCAGTCTCATTGACTGCAACCTCGGTGCTCACAACCACACCATCCTCGTAGTTGAAGGTGTGCAGGTCGTTGCCAATACACACTGACTCAGAGGACAGGGCAGGTGGCAATACCACAGTAGGCGTGGGCTCCGGCGTCTCAGTGGGCTCAGGCTCAGGTTCCTCGTCAACAATCGTAGGCGTCGGCTCAACAGTAGGCTCGGGAGTCGGCGTCACTTCTGGCTCACAGTTGTCATTGAACAGGAACTTCCAGCTAATCACGCTGCCGTGGTCGTCGCCCCAATTCAGCGTACCTACAGCAGCCAGTGCCTCGCCAGCCGCACGGTCATAGGTGTCAATCTGGAACACACTACAGGCAGGCAGCTCAATCTCATCCAGTGCATCGAGGTCAACGCCAACCGTCAGCGCCGTAGCGTGCAGGGTCTGCGGCCAGATTGCACCATTCGCATCGTTGCCAGTCGGGAAGCCCAGCGCCGCATACTCAGTGTAGGTCAACGGCACACGCCACGCAACAGTCATGTTCTGATACGGGTCAAGTCCACACTCAGGGTCGTACTCGGGATTCTCAACCTCGACCTGCTGAATCTCAATAATGGGACGCTCGTTGCCCGTTGCCACATACCGCTTGAACTGCGAATTGCCGGGCGTGTCAGGCTGCTCAACTGCCCACACTGGCTGCCCATTATTAACCCACTTAAAGAACGCCCACTGCTGTAGCTGCCACTCGTATTCAGTGCCAACCTCGACCTCGCGCTCTTCGATAATAAATTCGGGAGCACACTCGCTCTCATTATAAGCTGCCGCCACCTGCACACTAGCCACAGCAACCAGCAGCATCGTGATGGCAAACGCGCCAATGCCAATCAGTTTAAACATATTACCTCTTTCGACCCCTTGCTTTATTATAATGAGCCTCATCCCCTTGCTCATCACGGCAGCCCCTCCTCAATATGTGCTGCTTCGCGCGCTTACTACGCCTTACGAACGCCGCGCTTGGCCTTAGCCTTGGGAGCCTCGACAGCCGGAGCCTCGACGCCAATCGTCCAGCCCACGCTCGCCTCAGCAACAGCGGCACTCAGCTCACCATCAAGGTTAGCAACGCCAGCCTTCCAAAAGCCAGCCGTCTTCTGCGGGTGACGCTGCGCCAGACTAATCTGGTTCGCGCCATTGTACCGGCTGCGCCACACTGCAATCTCAGCCGACTGGCCTCGCTTGACAATCGTGACAGGGCCGAACTCGTCGCTCGGAGTAATCGGGGTACGCTCAATAGCCATTAATGTTTTCCTTTCGATGCATTGAAGTTTGTTTATCTGTTAGTTAGTTACTCATGTAACCCTCCGCTGAACTCGCCGTCGTCGGTCGGTGCTTCGAGCAAGGGGGCCAGCTCTCGGCTAGCCTTCGGCTAGGGCTAAAGCTCCTGCTCCTTGTTAAAGAACGTCAACCCCTGCTCACGTAGCACTTCAAGCAGCCACGACTTCGCACCCTCATCAGTGTTGAAGTCGCCGCTACCCATCGTCAGTGCCGGTACAAAGATGTCGTGCGGATACTCAACAGGGTTAGTAGGGTAGCCGTAGCCGCCCCACTTATTAATATCCATACCCGTGCGTACTTCGCTCGGCTCTGTCTCCATCACACTAAAAGCAATGCGACGCAGCGAGCCGGGGTTAGCCATCATAAACATGAGTGCATCAATTTGCAGCGTATGCTCGGGCTTCTTCACAGTCACGAAATACTGCAACCCGTTCACACCACCGAAGGACTCAGCCTCCAGCGCCACACACATGACAACCTCGCATCGCATGTTCATGTTTTCGAGCAGGTCAACCAGCGCCACCACGATTGCACCCCGACGCACGACAACCTCGGGCTTGATGCGGAAGCTGGCCGCACTGTTAACGAGTATCTTGACGACAGGCTTGGACTTCTCTTCAACCAGAATATCCATCATGGCCTCGGGCTCGCCTGCTAGAAACCTGCCAATGTCCACCATCTGCCCGGCCTGCTGATGCATGATGTTGGGCGTGTACACTAGCTGGTACTCGTCCTCAATCTCGAACCGCACATCATCAGCAAAGTCACGAGCAAGATGCACACCCTCGGGCCAGCCAGCCTGCGCCCTATTCACGGCATCTTCCCACGAACCACCCGCCCACTCAGTGCTACCCTCGCTGCGACTGGCACGCTCGTGGTCTTTCAGCGGTGACTTCAAGTTGATGGCAGTATCGATGTAGTTCCACAACGACTCCCACTCACGCACCACAATGATGCGATTAAATCCGAAACGTTCTTCGAGCATGGTATTATATGATGAGTTTTGCTTGGCATATTCGCGCCATCGCTCGAGGTCAGTCTCGTTCATGTAATATTCATGGCTCTTAGTGTGATAGGCGGTGTCCTCCAATCCTACAATAGCTTGATGCAGGTGCCCATCTTCCTCACTCATTACTTCATCCTAGCCAGCAGCCGATTCCTCATCTCGTCATCGGTGCCATTCCAGATGCGCAACGTCTCGGTCTGTGCCAGCGTGAAGCCCGCAAGAATGAGGTCAGCCCCATCAATGACAGCCCTCGTGCCAACCACAAACCGTTCCTTGGTGGCATCCACTGCATCACGAATCGACCACACCTTCTTGAGCCAGTCTTGCAGTTTGTTCTCACCACTGCTATTAATCATGGCCGTGATAATGTTCTGCTCAAGCTTGCGGTCATAGTCCCACGGCAGCTTAATGAAGCGGTCAAGTGTGGCGGCATCCATCTGGTTGCGTCCCACATACTGACGGTCAGCGCCTCGGCCAAACGTGTTAGCCGACGCCACTGCCACGAAATCAGGATGCTTCTTAATCACACCGTCGGGGAACGAGCAATAGTCATTCGCCAAGGCCGTGTTCAGTGCCGTGATACAGGCTGGGTTGCCCGCATCAATCTCGTCAATGAGCAGCACACCACCGCTTTCAAATGGCGTGCGCATGATGCCCGGAATGTAGTTGCCATTAGCATCCATATATCCGAACAACGCATACTCTGTGGTAGCAGGGCCAACGCTCTTGGGATGGAAGCTCAGGCCCAGCGCCTTGGCTGCCTCTTCTACACCACGAGTCTTGCCACTACCAGCAGGGCCAACAATCATAATGTTCTTGCGAGCACTCATGATTTTAAGCAGCGTGGGCATCTGCTCATGCGCACCGTTAATAGTGGTGGTCTGCTCGACTTCCTCACCATCGTCACCAACGGCCGTGCTCTTGACCTCAATGACAAGGGTCTGGTTAGCCTTCGCAGTTTCGATGGCCTCTTGCGCCAAGTCCTCAAGCTTCTTCTCAAGCTGGTCAGGATTGAAGCCAAGCAAGTCCTCACGCTTAGTCTTGAGCGCCTCGACTACACGAGTAAGCAAGTCCTCATTACTGACCTGCTCCTCATCATTGCTGCCTTCGCCGTTGTTTCCTTGCTGTGACTGCTGTGACTGCTGCTGCTTGCCATTCAAGGCAGCTTCGAACTCTTCCTCAGACATAGTGTCAACGCCCAGCCGCTCTGCTGCCTGCTGCTTGCCAGTGTTCTTGGCCGAATCAGCAACTACAATGAAGTCAGTCGAGCTATTAACATATGACTGAACGCGACCACCCTTTGTGTTAATAGCAACAACGGCCTGTGCTCGTGACATATTCTTTAGTGTGCCGGTGACGACAACGTTCTTGCCCTCGAAAGGATTATCATCCGAGTCACCCTGTCCGCCACTATTACTATCATCAGACTCCGGGTCTTGCTGCGTGTTACCGCCTCCTCCGCTACCGCCAGTATCAGCACCCTTGATATTTTCATCACTCTGGTTGCTGTCGCTGCCGCTGCCCTCAACTTCCCAAGGTGCCTCAGCATTACAGGTGTGCAACTGCTGCGTGATGTGGTCATACAGGCCCGACTTGCCCGCATAACCAATGAGCTTGGTCTGGCCGCAAGCACTGCAAGTACGATGACGACCTCGACCACAATCCTTGCACGGGATTTCAGTACGTCGCCTAATTTTCTCAGCCAAAACCTTACTCCTTCACTCGCCCCATAAGAATTTCGTAGGCAGCCTCGGCCTTACCCTCATCGGCTAGCCTATTAATGATGCGCTTCACCTTGTCCTTGTTCTTACCGTCCCTGCTATTGGGGTCAGCGTGCGCCTTGATAGCGTTGCTAAGAATCTTCATCTCTTTCGCAGTGATGTTGGTGATGCCAGCCTTCTCAAAGTCCAACACCAAGCCATCAATTTCGAGCCGCTTCCACAGTGGCGCTTCACGATTGTGCTTATGAATGGACTGCACGAAGAAGCCATTCTCATACTGTGCAACCGTGGCCCCATCGCTCATGTTCATCGCCTTAGCAATGTCGAGCACGTCCTGTGGCAGCTGAGACAGCCGCCGCTCCACATACTCAGTCATGAGACGCTTGGCCTCACCATTGCAGCAAGCCCAATGATAGGCGTGCAGCGAATCAATATCACTAGTAGGCTCGCCGACTTCACAGCAAGACTCACCTGTCATGTAGCCCAGCGTGCCACAGCCACCACACTTAAGCTTCTCAAGGAATGCAAGGCTCACGTTCTGTGCATGGTCTTCAATCTCGTGCCACGGAATATCAGTGAAGCCCTTCTTGACCAGCACATTACGAATACGCAACATGCTCAACTTGGCAAGGTCAATGTCCGTGAATGAAAGCGGCTGCCCATCCTTAGTAGTCTCGCCATCAAGCGCAAACTCCCACTGTGGCTCGGCCTCATGCACCATGTACATGTACTCTTGGTGCGACTCCATGTCCACGTACTTGCCATCCTTGCGCCGAGTCTTGATTTGCCCATGACCCAGCCGCTCCTCCATGTTCTTGCGAGCACGGCTAATCATGCGGCCACACTCGTCACAGAAGTTGGACAGTTCGTGTTCGTCGCCAGCAATGCAGAGTATGCGACCCTCGTCACGCCGCTCAATCACTGCCTCATCCCAATCGCGTGCACTGTATGCATCGAGCGCATCATAGTCAGCGTCACGCATGAACTTCACAATTGGGTAGTCGTCCTTGCAAACAGGACACAGATACTTACCACGGATAGCCACTGCTATCTCTCCTTAGCTCTGCTCGGTGTTCTCATTAACAGTGCTTGTGTTAACTCAGCCTTAGTGTGAACCATCAAGTGTTGTCTATAATCTCTCACATTCATAATCAGCTTGCAATCTGCAACGGGACAAGTCACTTCCAAATCGGAGTGATTGAACCTACCGTGCTTCCCCATTAGTCGAGGTTAATGTCAGGCAGGTCAAGCTTGTTGAACTCAGCCCGCTCCATGCCATGATGGATGCCAATCACACAGCCCGTGACCATCGCCACCTGTGCTACATGCGTAATGATGGAGGCCACGTCATAACTGCTGCGTGAAATAGATGCGAACAGTGGATGCTTGCTCGCCTCCAAGTACATCAGTGCCTGAACTACATCGTTGTCGGCCAGTTCAGCAGCCTTGTCCTGCACCAAATCAAAGTCCATACCTCGACTGGTAAAGAAGTCAGCAATGGCAAGGTCGCGCTGCTCCAATTTAGCCAACGACTCATCCATCAATCGCTTTGCCTCTTCGAAATCCATCTTGTCTTCCATAATAGCTACGCCTTTCGCACTCTCTTGACCACCATCATGTCGCCCTCCCACACCCACTCGTTTCGGTATCCATTGACACGAGTACGAAATGGCTTGGACTTCTGCTTAGTGTTATCAAGCATCTGCCTAGTGTCCTTCTTGCTGATGTTACGCTGAGTTCCCATCATACTTCCTTCATACAAGGGCACGTCTTGTGACATCGCCACGCCATGAATGTACGCCAGCCCGTATAAGTTCGGCACTTAACAGCAACACTGTGCTCCATAAAGTGCCGCTTGTCCCATGTCCATCCCTTCTCAGTGGCCACAGTCACAGTTCTTAATGCGCCGTGGCTTCCAGTAACCATCAAGGTGCACAATCTTCTCGCACTTGCAGCACTTCTTCACTTCATGAGTGCTCTTGAACTCCATGTTGCCAAACCCGCGATGGTTCTCCACACGAGAAACTCGATAGCCAGTCCACAAGCTATGCCAGCAATGAAAGCACGGCCAGCTAACCTTCACTTCGCCGCCTCCTCAAACTGTTCTTAAGTTCAACATGCAGCGGTCGATAGATGCTATCAATAGCAATCTTCACACCGATGAACTTCCAGTTAATGTCGTAGTAATACTTGGGGTTGATGAACCACAGCGGATACAACTTGCGAAGCCTGCGCTCTGCTATCTTGGTTCGCTGCCTGCAATACTCAATCGTTGGCAAGTAACCCAACACATAGCTACCCATGTTAGTACCTTACCACTACTGTTGGTATTCCCTTTGTCTTAGCCAAGTCGATACTATGCTTGGTACCCTTCGACTTACCATCCCAGAAAGCAATAAGAATATCAGAGTCCTTGACTATAAGTTGGTTACGCTTATAGCCCGCACTCTTGCCATACTTATTCCACTCAGCAGGATAGACACGAACTTCATCAATCCAACGCTCGGCCTCGCCCCATGCTGCCCCCATACAATCAGCGCCTCTTGCACCACCACTCACCACTCTAATAAGTGTGGCCTCGGGCACAACAGCGCCAACCTCGGCAAACATACACATCATGGCAGACATGACGTTGCACATGACAGACCAGTCATTGAAATCACGACCACCCACGATGCCGATGTTCCAATCATCCACGCGCGTGCTCCTTACTAGGACAGTCCACTTCAAAGTCACAGTAGATGCACTTCGCCACACCTACTGTAATGAACTCATCCTTGTTCTTCTTCACCTGTTCTGTGTGGCACAGCAACTTGTGCTCATGTGTTTCCAAAGTATTAACTCCTAGATGCTGGCCGTCGGGTCAGGCCATGCTGCGTAAGGGCACGAGCCCCCTCACCCCTTCGGGGTGGCCGTTCGCGCGTGTGGTTCTAAGACTATGCATGTGTGTTGGTAAGGCTAACTAACACAGCGAAACCTGAGCAAACCTCACGGCGAGGCGATGCAACTGCCACACCTGACCGCTGCGAGAGCATGGCTTTGTCACGTTGGCAGTGCTACGCTGACGGTGGCCTGCTCGCTGAGTGGCCGAGCACCTTACCAATGGACACCTAGTCTCACTTAATACACTCTTAACATATGAGTGGGAAGTGAGATACAACTGTGGTTTCTAAGCGCCGTCTTAATGACCGTGTTGTCCAACTGCGAGACGATGAGGCGCTTGTCTCCATGCCTCTTGATGCATTCCTGTCGCTGTCCTTTGTGCCTACATACAGCACCGAGGACGTGGATAGTCCTGCGCCAAGCAAGCACGGATACCAGCGTGAACCCATCACTTCGCGTGGTCGCACGATTGGCCGTCACTTTGCAAGCGGCGGCATGATTACGCCCATCATTGCTAGCGTTCGCAACGTCCCTCTTGGCGATGTTGATACATTCCTTGAGGCCGTGCGTGCTGAGGCATGGGAAGCGTTGAGTGTCACCATGGATAGGCCGCTCGCCATCATTGATGGACAGCACCGCCGCCTTGGTTTGGAGTGGGCTCGCAACGAAAACAGCGAGTTCAATCCTGACGTGCCGCTTGTGTTGATGTTTGGCCTTGACTATGCAGCCGAGGCCGAAGCCTTTGATGTTATTAACACCACGCAAAAGGGTGTTGGCAAGACGCTTGTCGAGATTACTCGGCATGATATTACTGACGTGGGCACAGACACGTACCCTCAGAAGATTCGTTATATTGCCGCCTCTCTTGCGCGTGATGAGGACAGCGTATGGTATGGGCGCGTTGCCTTTGCTGGCCGTGGCCGTACCACATTCGAGGGACTCAGGCGCAGCACTCAAAGCATGTTCACTGAGGAACTGCTTGCACGCATTGACGACCTCGACGTGGCTGTTGAACTGGCCAAGTCATACTGGCAAGGCGTGGTTGATTCAAGCACCGATGCATGGAACGAAGAGCCAATCATTGGTGAGGATGGCAACGCTGTTAAGGTAAGCTATCGCATCCACGATTTAGTGGGCACTGCTGCTCTTGCTCGGCTGGGTAAGGACGTCATTACTAGCGCCCTTGATGCCGAGGCCCAAGACAACAGCGACCCTGACGAAACCATTGCTGCGCTGACCTCGAACCTGAGCACCATTAATTGGGCTAAGGTGGAGGGCAGTCCAGTGATGGCGGTACCGGCTGGCTTTAGTGGTCAGCGTGCCATGTATACGCTGCTATATGGCGCAGTGTATGAGCCGCCTCGACCGCAACGCCGCCGCCGTGCTAGCTAACAAGTCTTGAGATTAGGTGTTCATTGGTAGGTGCAACAGGACGTGCAACACTACCCCTCTACCTTCAATCTAGGTACGTCAAACGAGTCTGCTTGTAAGTATGTTGTGATGCAGGGACAGCACGCTGCATGTGTAGTGCAGTATGCTGCTGGCCCCCGCCATCCTGCATCACGGTGCGATTAGTCAAGCCGATAAACTTCCTCACTGTCCTTATATACAACGCCATCATCAATCCAGTATTCGGCACGCAACACATCGGGCGTGTCAAACAGGCTAATGAAGAAGCCTGTCTTTACTGTGTCCATGGGCACCTTGAGTACCTCGCTGCGCACAATAACGAGCATCGCCTCCACCAACAACTCATCGTTGGTCATTACTTAATCCTTCCAGTAGCATCGACGGCACACGCATACCGCTCGGCATCATTGGACATACAGTAGGCGTCATTGCTTGTCCAATCATGGTGGCCGGGCGACCCATTCAGCAGCCCATCATCCATGCAATCCACGACATGCGCCAACTCGTGCTCCTCAGTATCCACGAATCGAATGTGAGCCATCGCCACCTGCACCTTGAATGCAAGCCACGGCTTCTCTCGCTGCACATCTTGAAGATGCAATGCAAACGAGCGCCTGTAATAGCGCACATCATCGGCGGCATGACAACCAACAGCCGCACTACTAACACGCCCATCGGCTGTCACCAATTGCGCATAGTCATTTGCCCACCCGTCAGGCAGCGCATCAATGGGCATGACTGTCACCACGCTCGCCACCATCAACCACAACTGAACCAACAGACTAGTCACGATTAATTGCTCCTCCCCCTACCCCTCCTCACAGAACAGGGCAGGCAGCCTTGACACCCCTTCGGGGTGAGGTTACTTATCTGCGGCCTCGTACTTCTTTTCATACTCGTCAGTGATGTTATCAAAGTATGACCACAGCGCATCACGAGCATTATTGAATGCCTCATTGATAGGCTTCAACGCCTCTTTGTATGCTCCATCGAGCGCCTTCTTATCCTCCCTCCAACGCTCAACCAACTCATTGTATTCCACCAACACATCTTCCTTCTTCATTGTTCAGTCTCCTCATCCTCAGCGAATGTGCCCCATATAAACTTCTTTAGTAGGCTGTCACCCCACCGCCGCTGTTCTTCTGTGCCGATGCACTCATCATGTTCGCGACGAGCACAACGACGAGCACAGATTTCGCATTCACTTGAGCAGTCACCAAGATGGTGCGTTGTCATGCACGCATCCTTTGCAGCAACCTCATGCTTACATTGAGGTCGCGATTCAGATATGAATGGTTGAAGTCGGCAGCAACTAGCCGCCGTCCAAGTCTACGTTCAATGCAACCAACACACAGCATACCCTTATTGCTATTGTGTGCTTGCCTCCATGTGCTATCGACCAGCATGTAGTGCTCACCTATCTTGCCCGTATCAATCGAGCAATCAAGGCACAGCCACTTGCGTCTACTCACTTCTTCAAGTTGTTCCGCCGAAGGTATCGGACAGCATCAAAGATATCCTCCACCTTCTGCATCAATTCAAAGACATCACTCCAATCTTTGGAAGCAACATCTTCCAAGTCAGACTTCAACATTTGAAGCAGTTCTTCCTCGGTAAATAGAAGCAATCAGTTCTTCCTTCGATGCGTCCAATTAGTGTGACGAATCAAGCCACATCTAACACATTGCTGCCTCTTGTTAAGAAGGTAGCGCCACACATGGTTGCATTGCCGCTGCTGCTTAGTGAGTGAGGCCATGTGCTTCACGAATCTTACGCATACCCTCGGCACAGTATTCATTGAACTCTTGCTGAGTCATGAAGCCAGCCCTCAAATCATGTGCTGCCATGCGTGGGTCGTAGGCAAACCCATCACTCATGGTTGGCCTGTGCTTACTCCAATCATCACAATTCTCATCGAGGTCGCAACGAATCAAGCGCGTGTCATCCAGCATGTGTTACTCCAATACCAACAGGTTGTCTATCGGCACGCAGCCCCACTCAACATCATTGGGAAAGTCGCCGCCGTTATGCTGCCATGCCCACACTTCATCTTCGAGGCAGTCTTGATAGGTGACTTGTGATGTTTGCTCACCTTCATACAGGATGCCAAAGAACCCTATGATGAGTGACCACAACATGCTCGTCACTATCACACCAAACAAGAACCCTCTATCCTCATCACTCATATCGGCGAACCCTCCAATCTAAAAACAAGAGGCTCGAACGTCCTATGATGAACGCCCTGCCTCATGTGCTTATCAACTTGCGTGCCCATTGAAACCATAGCAGCACAGTGGACACACCTAACTATACTGCTGTGATATATGTTAATCAATAATCATCCTTTCGTGCTTATCTAATTGATAACTAAATATGGGGGCGGCTCCCTATGGCCCCCTGCCTATTCGCTATGTTCCCTGTATATCTTTACAATATTCGAGCAGGGTCAAGCCGCCTCCACAACCACCCCTAACTTGGCTTATGCGTATTAGGCTGGGTTGCTTCTTGCCCAATGTTCATCACTCATTGGTGATTACGATGGCCGCGCTATCAACACCTTATGTGGATAACCGCGCTGTCACTCAACCGAACTGGCGAGCCGCTGCGACCAGCCTAGCACCGTGTCAAACCCGTGTCAACCCGCCGCCCACTTACCTGATACTATGTAGACATAACTAAACTAACTTATATGTTGATAAATATATCAGTCAATAGTTATATAATTATTATACATATAACTATGATAAGTAACTAAATTGTATAGTTAAGAAACCTTATCAGTATATTTGCAGTGCATGGAATAAATGTGCCGCTGCTGCCCTGCTAACAACTAGATTAGAGACTAGTGAGAAGTGTCTTGTTATATAACCCGTCGGTTATATATAATATCCAACCAACAATAACTCGGCGGCCTACGAAACGGTATTATATCTCACAAAGATATAATATATATCTAGAAAAGGTAAACTAAACTAGTGAAGTAGAGATAAGTATATATGTTAAATCTCTGTTTTCTCTTTCTTATGGGGGGTGAGGGGGGTGTCCCCCCTACTCTACTAGTCTTATAGATATAGTTAGAAGTAGTTAGAGGTAGTTATAAAATAATTCTAGAAAATATTTAGCTAGCCTATTGACAAATCTAAAATGGTATGAGATAATAAGTTTTAAGGGGGGGGGATACATAAGGGGGGGGGTTTTCAAAAGCTATATAACATATATATGATAGCTATATTAACACTTCTTTAACATTTATATATAACTTGTATGCTGCCCGGCGTCTGTATTACTTTGCTCGCTTCTAATGAGGCGAGTTATTTTATTGCCTCACGCGCAATTATGTTACTGTATATATGATAGATTAATCTACCATGGTAGACATCCCACGCGCTACGCTTGTGGTCTGTGACTCGCTTCGCTCGTTGACTAGTCGCTAGTGTATATACTACTGCTGCTTGGTGGCGAGGGGACCTTTGTTATGCCAGGTATAAGTTAAACAGGTGGGCAAAGATTTAACAGTTGGTTAACCTACGCGACAGGCAAGCGTGTGTATCGTGGTCGCACTGGACACACAGGGTGTTCGGTTGCACTGGAGGTTTGGTTGTGACTGTCTCGATTCTGTTCCGCACGCCTACGTCGCAGGGTTTCGCTGTCGAAGGGTTCACGGATGCCGAGGGCAATCTTGCGCGTGACATCGTGGCCACCTACGACAAGGGTGCGAGTGACAAGGCGAACAAGCGCTATGTGTATCACTGCGAGGGTGAGGCCGTGCCGGGCGGCAAGCGCACTGTGACACTCGACAAGCATCACGCGACGTGGGGCGCTGCTAAGGCGCTGTTCACTGCGCTGGGTGTGAACCCTGATGCTGAGGCCGATGAGTCTCCGAGTGAGCGCATCGCACGGCTCAAGGCCGAGCTTGCCGCTGCTGAGGCCGCCGCTGCTCCCAAGGCCACGCGAGGTAGGCGCACCGCTCGCAAGTAACACGCGCGACTAGTACACAGTTGAGGCAGGGCTCCCCGCGTCCTGCCTTTACTGTTGCCCCACTAATCCATAGTCCACGTATCATGCACCGTTCGCCCACTTGTCTACTAGCCTGAGCGCACATGATAACCGATAGACCATACACACAGCCCGCCACTACGCAAGCACACTACCTTACCTAATAACCCCACCTACCCCGCGCAAACAAACAAGTACATAATGATAGATAAGCAGGTAACGATATGTGAAAAAGTTTTAGTCCTTGTTGGTATGTCTGTGCCGGTCTGTATAATGCTCGAT